CTCTATAAAGAGCTTGGCTGGAGTGAGGATCACTTTATTGAAGGAGGCATGGTAAAACGCAAGGTGACCAATCACACTACCCACAGTTGGGACGAAGTTAAAACGCTTCGTGAAGCCGATCAAATGGACACATCAATTGACTTTATACTTAAGAGTCTTTCACTCGAATACTGACATGGCAGATAAAACAATCATTGAACCAGGGGAACACGTCCTTATTGCCGGAGGCATCTGGGCTAAAGTAGAAGAGGTTATCGAGGACATAAATGGTGAAGAGTTTCTCATTTGTGTTGACCGCCATGGCGAAGAATACGCGGTTGATCCCGAAAGCGCGCTCCGCCCAAAGGACCTTTAATTAGAATTTGCATTATGAAAAACACAGAAGAAAACGAAGAAATCGAACGCGGTTCAGAAGTTCTTATTGACGGAATCGTCTGGGCCATTGTTGAAGAGCGTGATCCCGACACAGGTGATTACTTTTGCATTGACCGCATTGGCGGCGAGCACGATGTTACTGCCGATCGATTGGAATTCATACAATGAATTTTTAGATTTACAATTAGACGAAAATATTGTATAATAGTACCATGCAAACAGTAAATGACATTCGCTCTTACTTCATTTCTGCACTCCAGAATGAAGAATACGTAGAAGATAAAACCGGTGTTAAAACCCTTGACCTTGTTGGCGCGAGCTTTCTTGCTGATGCTCCAGCAATCTTTGGTACACCTAATGAAGAATACATCTCTCGTGAAATTGCTTGGTACGAAAGCCAAAGCTTGAACGTTGAAGATATACCCGGGGAGACACCCGCTATCTGGAAAAATATTTCCTCTGATAGCGGGCAGATTAACTCCAATTATGGTTACCTTATTTACAGTGAAGAAAACTTTAACCAATACCAACGTGTTTTAACCCAGCTTCTTGTTGATCGTCAAACACGCAGGGCTGTAATGATTTATCAGCGACCTACAATGCATAGTGATTTTGCCGCTAATGGTATGTCTGACTTTATCTGCACAAACACAGTTCAGTATCTTATCCGAGGAAACCAAGTAAACGCGGTTGTTCAAATGAGAAGCAACGATGTTATCTTTGGTTACCGCAATGACTATGCTTGGCAACTGCATGTTCTTCAAAATCTTGTTGCTGATATTAACCGTCTTGGTGAAGCCGATTATAAAGTCGGTGATATTACGTGGCAAGTTGGCTCACTTCACGTGTACGAACGCCACTTCAAGTTTGTCAAATAATTATTTACATTCACACTGATATAGTGTATAATAGCAATATGAATACCGATAAAGAAAGCCTTCGCGTCTTAGCAGAATGCGCTGAGCTCCAACTTAAAAAATCAAACGATTATCAAAACCCTCAGTCAAGAATTCGTCAATCCGATTACTATCCCAGCGGAGTAAAGACAATTCTTGAAATCATTTATGCCAAAGTTCTTCGTGCTCAAAGCGTTATTGAAGCAATGGAACTTGATCCTTCCTACGAGCCAAACTTTGAGTCGGTTGAAGATTCATTCAAAGACATGATTAACTATGCAAGCTTTGCTGTCTCCTTTATCCGAGGCGGTGTTGACGGTCAGGATCCAAACCGCGACTTTTTAAATCGCGTTAAGCCTTTAGATACAGAAGACTAAGTTTATGTTTACTGACTGGGATGGGCGTTATATCGCCTTGGCTAAAGAAATCTCTTCTTGGTCAAAAGACCCTTCAACTCAATGCGGGTCGGTCATTGTTGGCGACTCTGGCCAAGTTCTTTCCCAAGGATACAATGGATTTCCTCGAGGAATGAGCGACCTCGATGAGCTTTATGCTCACCGAGAAACCAAATACAAAAGAATTTCCCATGCGGAAATGAATGGGATTTACAACGCATCCCGCACGGGTGTTTCACTCTATGGTTCAACCATTTATGTTTATGGATTACCCGTTTGCCACGAATGTGCAAAGGCAATCATTCAGGTTGGAATTAAGAAGGTGGTAATGCGAAAAGAAACAAAAGATAATCGCTGGAATGATTCATGCGACCTTGCTCAAATCTTCTTCCGTGAAGCCGGAGTAAAGACCACATATATAGATCAATAACACATTTATTAATATGAAAAACATCTCAATCGTAATGGGCCGAGGCATTGAAGGCTGTGGCGTAACAAAATTCACCATTGAACAATGCAAATATTATGATCGTAATGATTATAGTTATACTGTATTTGCGTCTAAGGATAAGTCGTGGACTCGTAAGAAGGCCCACGCTACTGATAATATTATTCAGCTAAAATTTTCCAACACTGCTGAGATTGATGAGATGATTAAGAAGATCAACGCGTCTGATCTTGCAATCATCAATTCTTTACCGGCTATAAGCTTCCCGGATGAAGCTATTGATAATTTCAAAAGAATGCTGGGCGAGATTGAGGTACCAGTCGCGCTTATTCAACACGACCATTCGCTGCTGTCTATCAGACGAAACGCTGCACTTGACGAATCACTTGATCGAGCTGATGTGATTTTTGTACATTCAACAACAAGTGATTTTGCAAAATATGCAGAGGAAAGAGTTGGGCCGAAAGTGACACTTTTTGGAGTAGAAGAAGGCAAGCCGATTATTCCATTTCAGCCGGGAATGTATTTTGATGAAGTAAAAGAAAGGTATTGGAAAGAGCAGTGCGAAGAACCACGTCATCACAAGTGGATAGGTAGAACTACAACCTGGAAAGGTTATAGGAAAATGGGAGAGTTCGCTGACGGCCATTTGGCGCAGAATAAAATGTTAACAACATTCGAAGGAATTGAACGTTCACCTGCGTTTTTAAATTTCAAAGATTACGTGCCCAATTTTAATAATTTGCTTAAAGAGGACCCGAATCAATATGATTTATCCGAAGCTTATGGTGCACCTGCTCAAGTGTTTGGTCCTTACATTCAAACAGAAATGCTTGAAAGAATGTCAAAGGTGGGCTTTGGTTATCAACTTTCGCATCTGAAAGAACACTTTATTCAGCAATCAATTGAGTATACCCATTGCGAAGTTGTTTGCACAGGTACGATTCCAGTTTTTGATAAAAAGTATGGCGATGCTTGCACACATCGACACTATGGAAAAAAGCTTGCCGAATGCGAAAACTCTGGAACAATATGGTTTGACGAAAACGATTTTGACGGAACGTTAAATCAAATGATGGATATTATCAACAATAAAGAAAAAAGAGAACAAATGAGAACTGAAGCGTTTGAGTTTTATAAGCTTCATCAAGACGCGTCACATACCTTTAATCACATAATGGAAAGCATAGAAAATGTCACATAATCACGCAGCAATCGTACCTCTTATTGGAGGCCTCCCTCTTGGAACAGAAAATGTTTTCAAGAAAAAACCTGAATACATTTTATCATATTCACCGTTTGGTGCTAATGATTCGCAATACCGCGCGTATCATAAGGATGTACCATATTACAGAATTGACGAAAATGAAGTTCCTTCTTCATTAAAAGAAGTAGATGTTATAGGAGCAACTTGCCCTTGCGCTGGTTTATCTTCTCTTAGCCCATCCAGTTCATCAGATAATAAAGCTAATGATTGGATGGTTGAATCTGCGAAATACGTTTTAACGCAAGTAAAACCAAAGGTCTTTTGGGGAGAGAACGCTCCTCGACTTGCAACCGCAATGGGAGCACCCATTGTAAAGAAGCTTCGAAAGCTTGCAAAGGCTAATGGCTATACAATGTCTTTGTATAAAACAAAGTCAAAGTTGCACGGCTTAAGTCAGAAGCGGGATAGATCGTTTTACTTCTTTTGGAAAGGAACCTCTATTCCCTATATGACCTTTTATTATCGACCGAATGAAAAGATTGAGGACGTTATTCTAAATGCATTTGTGTCTGATGATGATCCTATGAATGAGATTACGAATAAAAATAAGCCAAGTGACAATCCATACTATAAGTATGTCCTTGAAGAACTTGAAGGTGGTATTACTCATAAAGAATTTCAAGAAAAGATCACGACAACTATTAATCCCCTGGACTATTTAGAAAATTGCGGAAAGAAATACGACGAAGTTTCTGAATGGATGACTTCCAAAGGATTTGATAAGCAGGCAGAACGCTGTTTAACAATGTATAAGAAACTGAAATCGGGTGGTGGTATCATGAGGAAAACTACAGAAATTCCAAAGGATTATACAGGAGCATTCGTTGGTCACATGCCCATGTGTCTTGCTCATCCCATTGAAGATAGGTATCTTACAATTCGTGAGTGTTTAGCAATTATGAAAATGCCAAGTGATTTTCAATTACAGGGAGGCAGAAAGAATCTCAACATGATATGTCAGAATGTTCCGGTCACAACTGCGGAAGATATGGCACAAATTATTTACGATTGGTTGGACGGAAAACTAGATACAATAGAAGCTGAATATGCAGTCTTTGATAACAAATCACAAACTATACATGTTGAAAAACAACCTCAAACACTTGAAGCGTTTATCGCTTAATAAGGTGTAAAATTATTGTGTACAACACACCCAATTTATGGTATAATATACTATACAGTTAATAAAAAATTATGTCACTACTAGAAAAACTAAAGAAATCATCTCGGACAATTGGCGCTGAAGTCCTCTCGGAATCAAAACTTTTTGGAGAAAAAGAACTTACTACTACCGCAGTGCCGATGGTGAACGTCGCACTTTCAGGATCAATTGATGGTGGGCTTGCTTCGGGCCTAACTGTTTTAGCAGGTCCTTCAAAGCACTTTAAGACAAGCTTTGCTTTGCTTATGGCAAGTGCTTATATGAAGAAACACGATGATGCTGTATTGCTTTTTTATGATTCAGAGTTTGGTTCTCCCCAAGCTTATTTCGAATCTTTTGATGTTGATACAAGTCGGGTATTACACTGCCCTGTTACAAACATTGAAGAGCTTAAGTTTGATCTTGTCAATCAGCTTAAAGAAATTGAAAGAAAGGATAAGGTTATTGTAATCATTGACTCGGTTGGTAACATTGCTTCAAAGAAAGAAGTTGAAGATGCAATCAACGAAAAGTCTGTTGCTGATATGACAAGAGCAAAGGCACTCAAAGGTCTTTTCCGAATGGTAACACCTTTCCTTACAATCAATGATATCCCTCTCATCGCAATCAACCACACTTATATGGAACAAGGCCTGTTTCCAAAGGCAATTGTGAGTGGTGGTACGGGCGTAATGTACTCTGCTGATAACGTTTGGATTATTGGTCGACGACAGGATAAGAAAGGAACTGAGGTTATTGGATATGACTTTGTCATTAACGTCGAGAAGTCCAGATTCGTTAAGGAAAAATCCAAGCTGCCTATTTCTGTATCATGGGAAGGTGGCATTGAACGCTGGTCAGGTCTTACTGAAGTTGGCATTGATATGGGATATGTTATCAAGCCAAAGAATGGATGGTACATGGCAATCAATCCCGAAACCAAAGAAGAACTTTCTGGCAATGTCCGCATGAAGGACACGCTCCAGGCTGAGTTTTGGAAGAACATCTTTGAAAAGACTGACTTTGTTTCAGCTATTGAAAAGAAATTTAAAGTTGCATATCGTTCGTTGCTTGGAG